TCCTATCAAGGTCATTGGCTCTGGGCCTGCTGGGCTGCCGGTACTGCGTCAGATTCTTGGCATCTGCGCGCTGGTGCAAACTAGCGCCATCATCATCATGTCTGGTCAGCCAGGCAGCGTGGAGATTGGCGGCGCAACATACCCTGCCTACAACATGACAATGAGCCTAAAAGCAGAGGCGTGAAGTTCTAAAAAGTGTTATTATCAAAACGCTGTGGCAGGTGGCTCAAATCTAAGGAGACAACATGGCCACAACAACTTATCTCGGCAATGCAAAAGTCGTAATTGCTACAATTGATTTATCTGATCAATGCAAATCAGCGACAGTCACGCGCACCATTGAGGCGCTTGAATCGTCTGCATTTGGCAGCACATCGCGCGTGTACACAGCAGGCATGGAGAACTCAACGTTTGTGGGCGAATTTATGATGTCCTACAGCGCTTCTGAGACTTACAGCGCATTATCGCCATTAATTGGCACAGCCATCACAATCATTGTCAATCCAACATCGGCAGCAGACTCTGCTACCAATCCAGGTTTTACACTTACGGGTACGTATCTAGAATCACTTGATGTCATCGCAGCGGAAATCGGCACGCTTGGGATGGTAACGGTAAGCACACAGGGCGGTGTGTACACCGCTGACATAACCTGATCAACAATTAACAGAAAGCAGGCGGCAGGATGCAACTAACGCTGAAGGTCAATCAAGGTGAGGGCGAGTACGAAGTCACCACCAATCTTTATGTCATCGTGGCATGGGAACGCAGGTTCAAGCGCAAGGCAAGCAACATCGCTGATGCCGGTATCGGTATCGAGGATCTAGCGTTTATGGCGTATGAAGCCAGCAAGATTGCAGGCATCGTCATACCTGGCGAACTTGACACGTTCATCAAGCGGCTGACAGTGCTCGAAGTGGTAGATCAAGACGATGCACTCCCTACGAAGGCGGCTACCGACTAGCACTCTGTCAGTTACTGATCGAGACTGGTTATTGGCCGCCGCACATAGAGTTTCAGACATCTGACCTAGCGTCTTGCATTAGACTAATCAATGAGTCCAGAAAGCAGACAAGATGACTGTCACAGCGAGCATTGAGGTAGTAGGCATTAAAGAGGCGCTGGCGCACATTAACAAACTTGACAAAACACTGCGCCGCCAAATCACGCAAGATTTCAAAGCACTTGCCGCGCCAGTGTTAATGCAGGCTAAAGAGGATGTGCCAGGCAAGGCACCGATGTCCGGCTGGAATCGCAGTTATACACCTGGCAAGTCTGGTGGCAACATTTTGCCCTGGGAAGGTACAGAAGCCAAAAAGATTACAGCGTTTGTGTCTGGCAAACGGCCAAAAAGCGTAGGTGGCCGCACTCGAAGTCTCGCTGCATTTGGCGTTAAGTGGATGAGCAAGGATGCAGTCATGTTTGACTCAACTGGTCAAAGCCACACCAAACAGGGCGCGCAAATGCTTAGTGTTTTGAATCAGCGATTCGGTACGCCATCGCGTGTCATGTGGCGCGCCTATGCGCAAGCAGCGCCGCAGGTGCAGGACAAGATGCTCGAATTGGTGCAGCACATTATGCGCCAGACAACACGTCAGATCGGAACAAAGGCTTAGTCATGGCTGTAATTCTCCCAATTATTACTGAGTTTGATGGCGCTGGCGTTAACAAAGCCATTAAGCAATTTAAGCAACTAGAAACAACTAGCGAGAAAGCACAGTTTGCAATAAAAAAAGCAGCGATACCAGCAGCCGCTGCACTGACTGCTGTAGTAGGCGTAATCGGGTCAAGCGTTAAGGCAGCCATTGAGGATGAAGCAGCGCAAGCAAGTTTGGCACGTCAAATTAAACAAAGCACAGGCGCTACTAATGACCAAGTCAAAAGCGTAGAAAAGTTTATTGCATCGCTAGGTCGTACTGTTGCGGTTTCAGACGATGAAGCGCGGCCAGCGTTTCAGAAGTTAATTGTCGCTACAAAAGATGTAGCCAAAGCAACTGATTTGATGAACTTGGCAACAGACGTGGCAGCCGCGACAGGCAAGCCGCTAGTCGATGTCACTGACGCATTAGCAAAAGCGTACGCCGGCAACATGAAAGGGCTAAACGCGCTATCGCCAGAAATCAAGGCCATGATCAAAGATGGCGCGTCACTGGCTGAGGTGCAAAAGGTGCTTGAAACAAACTTTGGCGGCGCTGGCAAGGCAGCCGCTGACACTGCCGAAGGCGGCATGAAAAAACTTGGCATTGCGTTTGCAGAAACCAAAGAAGGCATCGGTCAGGCGTTCTTGCCGATTATGGAAAAGGTGCTGCCGGTGGTGCAGAAGTTTGCAGCATGGGCAGAAGCCAATCCTGATCTTTTGGCTGCAGTAGTTGTCGGTCTTGGCTCGCTCGCTGTAGCGACACTGGCAGTCAACGCGGCGATGGCGCTAAACCCTGCAGTGCTGATTACTGCCGGCATCGTTGCGCTTGGCGTGGCGCTTGTGGTTGCGTACAAGAAGTTTGAAACTTTTGGCGGCGTGGTGCGTACAGTGGTCAACGGCGTATCAGATTATTTTGAGTTTATGGCTAACGCGTTTATCAAGGTCATTAACTTGGTCATCAAGGGCATTAACCTTGTGAAGCCTGGCAGTGACATACCGTCACTAGGCGAGATCTCAATTGGTCAGATGGACGCGCCTAGCGTAGACACGCCTAGCACTAGCATTGGCAACATTGGGCGCGCTGGCTCTGCTGAGCGTGGCGTCAACGTGACAGTTAATGCCGGACTTGTCAGCACTGGCGCACAGGTCGGGCAAGACATTATTGATGCAATTCAAAAGGCGCAGCGGCTTAGCGGTCAAGTGTTTGCGGCTGCATAATGGCTGTACCTACAATCCAAGTGCTGGTGGGATTCCAGACAACAGCAGGATTTGGTCAACCGTTCCTGCTTGATGACGCGTTTTATGGCGTACTTAACACGGCAGGGCGCGGCACACTTGGCGGTCTTGTCTATGCAGATCTCACCAGCCTGGTTGAGTCAGTCAACATTAATCGAGGCCGCAGCAGGCAACTAGATCAATTCAACGCTGGCACAGCAACTATCGCATTTGACAACTCCAGCCGAATCCTTGATCCGCTTAACACGGCCAGCATCTATTACCCATTTGTGTTGCCACGCTGCCCTGTCATCATCAAGGCAAACGGAACGCCTATTTACACCGGATTAATTACCGATTGGAATCTTGACTACGACATGGCGAATCAAGACATGATGTATGCGTCATGCGCTGATCAGTTCACAGTGCTTGCAAATCAAACGCTGAGCGCGCACACCACAACTGCAGAATTGTCTAGCACACGCATAAGCACAGTGCTTGACTACTCAGAAATTACCTATCAAGGCGCTATTAGCATAGGCACTGGCACATCAACACTTGGCGGAACTGCTGCATCTGCTGGATTCTCTATTGCTGCCGATACCGAACTGCTAAATTATTTGCAGTTAGTTACGACCAGCGAGCAGGGCTACCTGTACATGAGCGCAGATGGCACGCTGACATTTAAGGGTAGATCAAGCGTGCTGAACCCAGTTGCTAGTGCCACGTTTAACACCACCGGCACAGCAATCCCGTACCAAACGCTCATCAACCAATTTGGCGATGAACTGCTGTATAACGCCATCATGACGCAATCGCCAGCAGGTGCAGTGCAGACAACTAGCAACGCGGCAAGTATTGCGCTGTATCAGGCACAGCAATACTCGCTGCTCAATTTGCTTAACTCGACTACAGCCGAAGTCGCAGGTCTTGGCAACTACCTACTAGGCAAGTATCAAAACCCTGTGCTGCGGTTCACAGGGCTAACCACTCAACTAACCGCGCTATCTACTGCCAACCAAAATTTGCTGTTTAGCCTGGATCTGACAAACATCACTACCGTAGAAAAAAACTACGTTACCGGCACGCCGCTGACCGACAGCCAGACGCTGATTATCTCAGGCATTAACCACAGCATCACGCCAGCCAGCCACATCATGACATTTACCTTTGAAGCCACAGATGGCAACCAGTACCTGACACTTAACGATGCCATTTTTGGTACTCTAAACAACAACCTATTGAGTTTCTAAAGGAGAAGTTATGGCAATTTCACCAAATACGACGTTCGTCAGCGGCGCGGTATACACAGCCGCGCAAGCAAATGCTTATGGTTTTAGCACAATGCAACTTGCAACTAGCACCACGACATATGTCCTTACAGGGTCAGACGCAACTGCAACCGGCATGAGTGTGTCGTTCACGGCGCTTGCCAATCGTAATTACAAAATTACTTACTATGAACCAGAGATTAAGATGACTAACACTGGTTTGATTATTTTGACAATTCGCCGCACTAGTGGCACACCGGCACAACTACAAGGTGCCACAATCTCAAGCCCAACGTCATCAGGCGCTAACTATGCATCAGCAACTGTGACCTATGTTGGTACTTTTAGCGCCGGCACTGTCACACTGACTGGTACAGCCAGCACAACAAACACTGGCGCAACTCCGCAATTAGATCGCAGCGCAACACTTGTGGCAACTTTGTTGGTTGAGGACATAGGCCCAGCGTGAAAGCCCTAGCCATTGGCGCAGTGTTGACACTGACGCTGACAGCGTGCAGTGATCGAGTACGCGAGAACTGCACACGCAACAAAGCGTTAAGCACAGTCACATCATCAGAAATTAAATGCAAATGAGGCCGCGCTACACAAACGACGAACTTAAAGGTCGATTGGTGCTTATTGTTGGGATTGCACTTGCGCTGTCGTTTGTCGGCACGCTGTTTTCATTGATCTACGGCCTGCTATTCGTCAGCCAGCCGCTTGACATTAGCCCTAATGACGAGAACGCGTGGTCAGTGGTAACGCCAATGATTCTGTTTTTGACCGGCACATTGTCTGGCGTGCTTGCGTCTAACGGATTGAAAGACAAGAAGCCAGATGCCTAACAGAATTTATGAGTACTACCCAGCGTGGGACGGTAAGCAAACATCTGCCGGTATTACTGAACTAGTCAAACTGTGCGCGGCCAGGTGGGCAACAAAGAATCTTGGCACCTATGTCAATCGCAACATGAACAACAACATCAAGCCGCCACAAAAAAGCGTGCACGCAACTGGCAGTGCATTTGATTGCCAATACAAAGACGAAAAACAAGCATTTTTGATTTGGCAATTCCTACTGGCTAACTCTAAAACTCTTGGCATTTCGCTTGTCAATTGGTATGCCTACGGCGAGTATGGCGCGACCTACAAGTGCAGTCGCGGTGAAGGTCTAGGCGGCGTCCGCGTTCATCAGAGTGATGCAGAGTCTGCTGGATCGTGGCAAGGCACACCGAATTGGCTGCACATAGAAATTGACCAGGTTATGAGCAAGGATGCGGCTCGATTCCGTAAGGCGTGGGCATCTTGCCCTTACCCATAAAGGCTGGCGTAGAAGTCCACATCCTGTGGATTGTTAGTGGGTAAAGTCTCTACACCGGCAGACAGGAGACACAATGATTCCAGACGTAGTGATCTATGAGCATTACAAAGGGCGGCT